TGGTAACCCGGATATTCTTCAGACTCAACTAAACAAATACAAGAATCTCCCAACTCAAGTAGATGGTATAGAAGAGGATTTAGAATGTATGGTAGACCAACTTACAAACCACTTTATAGGTGTACTCTCTGATTGTGACCTTACGCCGATGGATGAATGTCAAACGTTATCTGGTATTCCAGAATGGGAAAACAGTAAACCAATGGACGTTCGTACCACAGCCGGTGAACCCTTTGCACGAATGGGAAGATCCGTAGGTCTCAAGAAGAATGCGTTTCTGAAAGTAGAGAATGCTCCCAACGGGAAGAAGCTCTATACCTTCAACGAACAGCCACATACAACTTATCTTGTTAACGCAATAAACAAGAAAGAAGAAATGGCTCGTAAAGGTATTAGAACTCTTTCCCTTTGGAAGAATTGTCTAAAGGATGAAACCCGCCCCTTTGAGAAGTGTAAGATTGGTAAAACCAGGTTATTCACAGCAGCACCTTTCGATGTAGTGTATTTAGGTCGTAAATATTTCGGTAAGTTTAAGGAAAATTGGCAGGAAAATAGGTTCAAATTATTCCATGGTGTAGGAATCAACCCAGTCTCTTCAGAGTGGTCAGTTTTGGCGAAAAAGCTCCTTGAAAAGGGATCCGACTTCTCCGATGCTGATTACTCTTCCTATGATGGTTACATCAGAGCCGACTTTGCACGAGCAGCTGGTAAGATTGTTATCAACACAATCATGTCAGTTGCTGGTGGCGAGCGAACTCTGTTGGAAACATTGTGGGAGGAGTATGTTGAAACCTTCCATGTTAGCGGTAGGACAATCCAGTTAGTAGGTCATGGGAACCCTTCAGGCAACCCTATGACAACAGTCCTCAACTGTATTGTGAATCTCCTTCATCATTGGTGGTGTTATCGTAAGATCACTAATAAAGAATCTCTTTGTAGTTTTATAGAAGACGTAGGCTTTACTAGTTTCGGTGACGACGTAGTGTATAGTACTGTTGAAGACGTGAC